TGCTGAACCAATTGCTACTGAACGAGATGCTTCATCACAATATCTTGCAATTGTGGAATCGTTAAAATGCAATCCAAATTTAACTATTGATGTAGTGTCAATTGTTATTTCTGAATATGCTTGAACCAAGTCAATATCACAATTGTCAGCAGTTGCCATTTGAGAAGGTACTGTTCTGTTGTAGTATTTTAATCTCAAATCTTTGATATGTCCAGCAGTATTTGCTAAACTTAGTGAATCTTGAATTGGTGTTGCGTTTGCTCCTTTCTCAAGGTTTGCTTTTAAGAAACCTGATGGAGTTATTTTGTGTTCTGGTGCGTTTTCTCCTATGATGAATTTCATGTGTTGGAGTACCGCTGGGCAATAACCTAAAGCCATTTTGTTGTAGTATTAAACTACTCTTTAAAACCTTCTAAAGCAATGTCTATTTCGCTTAGGGCTAAATTTGTAGCTGCGTTCTGTTTTGGAGGATTTTGGCCTCCGTTGTTTCGGTTAAAACCATTTGCAGGTGGTGGATTTCCGCCACTTACTTTTAAAAATTTGTTTTCGGCCAAAGCCATTTCTGTGAGAGAATCGAAGGAAATTTCTTTCCCCGCATCAAAGATAAGTAAATCTTCGTTATCTTTTGAAACAAGTTTTAATTTTCCTTCAATATTTTTTAAAACTGCATTTTTTTCAGCAAGTTTTTTATTGACAAATTCCTTTGCAATTTTTATTTCAATCTCTTTTGCAAATTGTCCGGGTAAGTTTTTTGACCCAATAATAGAATCAATATTCATTTCTAAAAATTGATTTTCATACCTTTGAGTAACCTCGTTTACTGCTGCAATCTTTTCATCTTCCTTTTGTTTTGCAACCTTTGAAAGTTCAGCCGCTAACTCATTTATCTTTTTTTCTAAGTCTGCTTTTTCGCCTTTGTTTCCGCTTGTGCTTTGCTTTTCTTTTAGCTCTGCAATCTTTTTAACGGTCTTTTCAAATTGTGAATAGGTAGATGTGTCGGCTAATACTTCGGCTTTCATTCCATCGTCAAATCCGTACTCATCAAAAAAGGCAGCAATCTTTTTATTTATTGGATCAAGTGCATTTCCGTAAAAATGTTTTTTTAACTCAGGAGAATTTTTTGCTTCTTCTTTAGTCAATACATTTTTGTTAATCTTTTCTATCAAAGAATCCGATATTTGAATTTTTGACAAATCAGATTTAGAGAGTAAATCAATCAAGTCTGTGTCTTTGGTATCAATCCCTGCTTTTTCGCATAATTGAACAAAATAATCTGTTATAATCATTGTTTTTTTTGTATTGGTTAGTAATTATTTTCCGCAACCTTTACAGCCGCCTTTTGGTTTTTTAACTGGATATTTCATAACTATTTTTTAAAGGTTTCTTTTTTGGTTGTTTCCTTACTTTCCAATACTGCCAAGCGTTCCATTAGTGCTTGGTTTTGGCTCATTAGCATAGCCATCACATCATTTGATTGTTGGCTTACTTCACCTTTCTTTTTAGGTGGATTTAAAATTTCATAGGCTTCATAGATGCCTAACTCTGCGGCATCGTGCAAACTCAATTCTACTTCTTCAATCAAAAACTTTTCTCTTTTTTCGTTTGAAAGTTTCTTTTTGTGTTCAGAATAAAAATCACGATTTGATTTGTTTAAAGGAACATAATTAACTATTCCTTTGTCTGTAATTTTTAGCCTCATAAATGTAGGCTCTTTTGTTGTTTGTGTCATAAATTATATTTATAAGTTTTGCCAAAGTTATTGATATTATCAATAAGTACAAATTAATTTTTCCCAATTGACTTTCTAATTGATTGAGGCACTAAGTAAGTAGGTATTGCATACGCTTGATGTCCGCAGTTGTAACCGCCTCGATAAATAGCAAAGTTGCTTGTGTTAGTATCGTCATACATACCTTGTGGCAATCCCGTTTTATCATAAATCTTTCCATCCATTTCTTTAAACTCTGCAAAGTTTCCTTTTATTATTTGTGCCAACTCTGACCTATGATAGTATTCTTTTTTTGTTAGTGCCTCGCAAAATGTTCTTGTAGTTTTGATGTTGCTACCAACATACCTATACCACTCCCAACCTAAATCTAAACTTGTAATCTCATTTACTTGAGCATTGTATTGGTTTAAGGCATCGGTTGTTATCTGTTTAGTAAACTTGACAAAACTGCCATCAATAGGCCCTGCATCTGAACTATATCCGTTTATGTAGTTATTAAGTTCACCGCTTAACTTAGAGTAGCTTCCACCTGTTGTTACATAGGTATTAATAATTTCACGAACTGGATTAATAAAGTTTGATTGCAACCCTGCCTCCGTAAGTCCATCAATAACTAAAGATACTGATTGCTTTCTTACTTCATCAATAACTTTTGATGGAGTAAATTTTGATTCTATTGCCTTAAAATAGTTGTTGTTTAGCTTTGTTACTAAGTCATACAATTTGCTAAACTTTGCAACTGCTTCTAAGTAATCGGTATCGTCTAAAATTATTGTTTCAATCTCATTTTTTAAACTACCAAGTAACTTAACATTCTTAACCGTGTTGGTTATTGTTTCACCTTGTACGGATAGTTCTTTTTGGAATAATAATAGCTTGTTGTAGATACGTTCTTGAATTTTAGGTATTGCTTCTTGAAAGTCAATTATCCCTTTGTCAATCGCTTCTAAAATAGCTTTTATTTCTTTATCTCCTTTAGTTGCCAATGTTATCTCTTATAATTGTTTCAACTTTATTTTTTGCAGAAATTTCGGTTTGTTTGGCTGCTGCATAGCCTTGTAAAGTCTTTAACTTTTCATCCCTTGTTTTCATTCCAAAGTTTGCAATTTCCTCATAAGCCTTTTCTATAAAATCATAAATGTAAGTTGATAGTATTTGGTCTTGCTTAGTCATTGTATTTGATGCAAACATTAACGCCTTTTCTTCTTCGCTTTTACCACTTGCAGGATCAAGTTTCATTGCATCAATTTTTATTTGTTGCAACCTCACATCGTTAGGAAATCTCTTTTTTATAAATTCTATTTCCATTTCAGAAAGCACTGCATCATTTAATCCCGAATCTTTAGCGGTTTTAATTTCTTGTACTAAAAAATCTGAACTAAGAATATCAAATGTATTAGGAACAATAACAATAGGACACATTGATTTAATAATGTCGTTGCTATAAATTTGGTTATACCTCCAAACTGCAACATAGTAAGCACTAAATTCTATTATTCGGCCTAAGTCCTTAGCAATTGCATAAAATGTATTGTTTGTTTCATCTCGGTCATAAGCCTTAGAAACTCCACTAACAGCAGCAGGAATTAACTCTAAAAACTGCATATTAATTGCACTTAATGCCCTGTTTCTGTGTCTATCAATCCTTGCATCTTGCAACTTTGCTATTTCAGTATCTTTTTGAATGTAACCCATTGGAGGAGTTGGTGCCGGTGTTTCACCCATATTGGTTTTGGCAGGTCTAACTCTTAATGGCTCGTAAGGACTGAATGAAACATATCCATCTTTACACTTGGTGTTTGTGCAAGGCACTTTTTGTTGGTCTTTTAAAAGGAATCCGCTACCATTACAACTACTACACTCCTCACTTTGATAAATCCATTGCTGACTATGGATGTGCATAACTATCTCAGCTTGTAAATCTGAAAATTCAACCGTTGCAACATTTAACCAGGGCAACATCGCCTTTAATCTGCTTTGGTATTCAGTTCCTAAATCCTCTGTGGATTCTACTAAACCTCCTAACCTAAAAAAACACGCCTCACCACTTAAATTAGGTATGGACTTTTCAATCCTCCATACCCCTCTTTTATCCATTACCCACTTTGCCCATTGAATTTTATCTACTGAGTACAATTCTCTTGCATGTTCACCTCTGTAAACAAAAGATTCTCCTTCGCTAAAATAAATGATTTTATCGGTGTTAATAATATACGGATGTGGTTCAATATAATTAGTGTTGTCTTCGTTTCCTTCTTCTGTTATAGGTTGATATCCCCAAATCAAACAAATGCCATTAGCATCAATTAAATACTGCTTTAGCAATGTGCTAAATGTATAGTTCATTATTGACTGCTTTCCTTTAAAATCTGTTTCTAAATACTCTGGCAATTTTTCGCCATCTGCAATTTGTGTAAATTCTTTTTGGTCGGGATATTTGATGAAAAATCCATCCGCTCTGTGAATCTTATTTAAGGAAGCTAAAACCCTATCAAATACTTCTTGAAATACGGGTTGATACGTTTTTTCTCTGTATTCCTTAACCATCTGAGCCTCGTTTGGCCTACGTTCATCAATTAGCTTTTTAGGATATTCGTTGTCTGAATAGTATTTAAAGTTTGTATATTCCTCATCCTCCATGTGAGGTTTTTTATAAATCTCTGCTATTGCATTGGCATCAATTATTTTGTAGTTTTTTTCTAATTCCATTTTAGTAGGTATGTCTTTCAGGTAGCCATTTCTTTTTTGGCTGTGCAAAATATTTGTATCTCATATTCGTAATATTTGCGAACAATGAAACTAATAAATCGTAGTTGTTTTTAGTTAGTGGGCTTAGATTGTTTCCACCTATGGAAACTCCGCAATATTCTTTCCTCAAGTCGGCAATTCTCATTTGCTTACTTGCATCCATTGGCCAAAATGTAGGATGAAATACTTCTTGATGAGGCACAATTTTGTTTTGTATCATTGCAATCCACAAAGGCAACTCATCAGGAATACAACCTCCAAATTCAATTGATTTTACTTTTAAATTTTCAAAGTTGTATATCCAATCATTAAATAGTTGATTGTTTGCTTCTGTTTTTTTCCACCAAATAAACTCTGAATGTACATTCCAAATATCTTCATTTATAAATCCGTATGCTTCTTTTATTTCTAAAAGGTTTGCCCATTGGATAGAATCCTTTGTTATAGTATCGGATTCATAGTTTGTAAACCCTGAGTTTTTAACCGTAAAATCAACATTTTTTATTTCATCAATTATATTGTCTAACATTGCGTTGTTAATCATTATAATATCTGAATCCAAAAACAATGTATTCTCAAACGGAGTTAACTCGTTAATATGGCTTTTTACTTTTATAAAACATTGCTCACCATTGTTTAATAAATATTCGCTTGGGCATTCGCTTTTGGAATCAAAAAAGTTTATGTAATCTTCTCCAATAGCTTTTAAAGTTGATTCTGTGTAGACTAAATGAATAGGATATTTGCTACCATTCCCTTTTATTGACATTGCCAATGTAGCGGCTAACTTTCCATAGTTGCCATGTCCTACTGCTACAATTAAGATTCCTGTTTTATCCACAATTATTATTTATTTCGTTAAATGGTGTTTCATAAACTTGAAAGTCTGCTGGCCATACATTCATCCCTTGCATAATACTTGGGAAGTCTTGGTTATATTCATTTTCAAAAGTACACTCCAATTGATAGTCTGTTGATGTTGCTATTAATACTGTGTCGTGGTTTAATGCAACAACTAACTTTTGATGCAATTCCTCAGTCAAAAAATCGGTAACAAATTTGTATTTTTTTGCTAATCTTGCAAATACTTTTGTTCTTACTCCATTACTTCTAACGTATGTTTTTTGCTCAATGTCAAAGGCAGGATTAGAGGCATACATTGGAAGTCTTATTGCATTGAAAGTTAAGGTACTTGGATAGAAAAAGCCAAAGGCATCTTCATTATTTCCGTATGTAATTCGACTTGTAAAGCATTTATCTACTGAATATTTAAAGCAAGTTATTGAAGTAGTGGATAAATAAGCAGGTGGTTCATCTCTAAGGAAATTAATCTGTATTTGAAAACAATCACCATCTTCTAACCCACTTAACAATGTACTACCTTGAAAATTTAAACGAATTAAATAAATTGTTCCGCTTTGCAATACTGCCGAATCAACAAATCCAGTTATTGTTGTAAGTCCACTTGATGTCAATCTTCTTACTTGCAAACCTGCTTCAATTGCTGCGGCATTTGCATAATCGTTTGTATTTAATTGAAATTGAAATCTTATATCTCCTGCTTCACATATTGGTAAACAAGTATCTACTACAACTCCACAATCATTGTCAGTAATAAATTCTTGCTCATTAAATCTTACAAAGCTATTCTGTAAATCTATAAGGCTTGTGGCCATTATTCCATAATTGCGTGGAGTAGCGTAAACTTTGCCATTCCTTGATTCGGGTCATAAGTAGCGGTTAATAAATAACCATTAAATGTAGTGTCGTTGCACTCAAATGAATAAAGATTTTCATAAACATCAACCAACATTTCATTCATAAATTGATTCATTGTCAAAGGTATTGAAAATTCATAAATAATTGGCAAAAAATAAGGTTCTGCATTTGCACTAACATCAAAATCTGCTGTTACTATGTTATCATTTTCGGCTATTGCTGCATCCTCTAAATCACATTGCCCGGTCATTCTACCACTTGCAATAAAGTTACCATTTGACGAATTAAATACTAATTCTTGAGGTGAATAAAGGCACAAACGATTAAACCAATTTAATAAGTTTCTAATTGGTGTTAGTCTGTAATTGTATCTTGTTGATGGACTTACTATGTTGCTCGGAGATGTTACTCCCTGCACTGCATTTGAGCCATCAATATTTATTACAAATGTATCACTATCATATCTCCAATCGCTTGAAAATGGACTTTTGCGTCTTGTTATCTCAATGGTATATCCTGCGGTAATAAATTGTGATACTAAATCCAGTGTTTTATCTGAGTTACTGCCTTGCCTTGAATACTTTCTCATTGTATTCATCTCGTCAAGTCCATTGTACTCTTCAGATTCCCACTTGCTATAACCTACATTTACTTTCCCAAATAAAAACTCTTTTGCATGGCTAATCTTTACTTCATCAACTGCTCCTAACGATATTGTATTTGTTTGTTGATAGAACTGTTTAGCCTTATCAATTATTAAGTCGCTGCCAGATATTCCCCAACCTAAATTAAATATCTTTGAGGTGTTTCTAAATAGATTTTCCCAACTAAGAAATAGGTTACTTGTATCGGGTTTTCTCCTTAGCTTTAAACCATTTGTTAAAATATGGTCAGCCATACATTCATCATTGCATTGTACATCATAGCAATCTCCTACAAGTGCTGTTGGCAAAAATTCAAATGTATCTTTTAAGTTTACCCCTTTTATAGTTGTTTCAGGGCAATTTGTATTTATTAACATTTCTACATAAGAACCTGCATCATATTGCCAATCAAACTGCATACTTTTACAATCTTCATTTACTCCATCAGGAGTACCATAGGTAGTTTCAAAAACAACAAATAACTTTCTTGTATTTGCAAAGCTTGGAGGTGAATAGTTGGCATAAGAAAAAGGAATTGATACAGGAGTCATATCATCAGGAATTGCATAGGATGTAGTTAACATATTAACTGAATAAATTAAATTTATATTATTAACAACGTCTAATTCATATAATTGATAATCTATACTCACAATACTTGCATCAAGTGTTGACTGAACTACAACCGTTCCGCTAATGTTAACATCTAAACTAAATTCATAACCTCCTTCAAGACATAACTCGGTTAAGTTAATATTTTCTAAATCTCTTTCCCAAATAGTATAAGCTAAAATTTCATCAGTTTCCCAATTAGGTTGCTCATTCATTTGTTGTGTTGCACATTCAAATGTTTCTCCCGTTGGGCTGAGAAAATTAAAAGCAGGTATTTCTTGTATTTCAGTAACTCTTAATGCTAATGAATGATACAACCAACCAATAGCAGGAAAGGCATCAAAGTTTCTTGTTGATAATGTAATTGACAATTGATATGTTAAACTTGGGTCAGGAACTGCCCTATTCCTAATAACTATATCTTGACCTCCCAATGTAATATCTACCTCAGATAATGGTGTTATTTCGTTTCCATCTATATCCGTTGTAGTTGCTAAGTCTATATCTTGCGACATTCTCACCATCAAATCATTCAAACAACTATTGGCATTTACAGCAATCTCAATCATACACATATCCCCACACGTTCTCTTATAGGTATTAAAATCGAATTTAAACGTATCTAACAACTGATATGCCTCTGATTCACATTGATACTCTACTTTTAAAAAAGCTATTGAATCTGCTCCCGTAGTATCATAAATTGACTTTAATAATACATAGGCATCCTCAATAAATTGAAAGTCAGTATTCTCAATGGTCTTAATAATTCCATGATTCTCAAAGTTTCTCGTTAATCCAATTGTTAATCCATCCCATCCAATAGGCTCAATAATAATCGTTTCATCTAAATTACTTTCAATTATTGTAAACTTCCAATTCATTTCCTAAATTTTTTGTTTAAATATTCATTCTTGCCATTCTCAGTAATCAAAAACTTTCTGAATCCACTTTCATCCATATTTATGTTTGTGGTGCTTTTGTTTTTGCTAAACAACCTATCTAACTTATCATAGTCAATAGCTACTGAACTATTAACATACACTGGACTATTGTAATCGTGTGAAATATTGTAGTTTCCTTTCGATGCCTCCAATAATAATTCATTGGCAATACTTGGGCTTACCTTTTTATCAAAGATTAAATCTAAGGCAGGGAAATAGCTTTCTTTTGTCTTTGTAGGGATGACCATTTCTCCTTTGGATAGGTAGGCAAGTATTGAATCGCTTGTATCTGTTCCCGGTCCTTGAACTCCTTTTGTTCCTTTGGCAAACTTTGGTATCGGTTGATTCTTGATGGATGCAATCTGTAACCCTGTCAATGTTGCTATTCCTACTGCGGCAATACTTGCTGAAATCGGATCCATTGTTGCGTATGCCTTTGTAATTGCTATTGCTCCATTGATACTTGCTTGAACTACATCCGCTTGTCTTTGCTTTCGTGCCGCCTCAGTTTTTATTCTTGCTATTTCTCTTTGTGTATTCCTCTCGATAGCTTGTTGCTGTGATGCCGAAAGTTCACGACCTTCCAATTGTTTACGTTGTTCCTCTTCTGCGGCTGCAATTTTTAAATCTGTTTCTTGTTGGAGGTTTTGTTCAATTTGGCTAAAGGCAAATGAAGCAGTATTTTCCAATATCTGTATGGCTGTCTGCTGTGCTAATTGCCTATACTCTTCTTCTTTCTTTGCCTTTTCTTCTAAGTATTTTGTATCAATATCAGTTTGCTTTTTCTTTAAATCCTCGTAATCTTTTAACTCTTTTTCTACTTGAGCATAAATTTCTTCTGATGTTTGATAGCGACCTTCTGAGGCAATTCTGCTGTATATTTCATCAATCTCCAGACTGCTTTTTTGATATTCTTTTTGAATGTCTAACTGCTTATAGTAATTCTTTTTAAGTTGTGAAGTTGCATCAACATCCTCCATTGCTCTTTTGTTGGCTTCTTCTGTGGCTTTGGCTTCTGCCTCTGCTCTTTTTCGTGCTTCTTCTTCTGCCTTTTTTAATGCGGCAGCATCTGAAATTGCCTTTAATTTTGCTTTTTTCTCTTGTTGTTCTTTTAATTTGTTTTTTTCTTTTTCATCCCACTTTTTATTTATTTCTGCAACATTGTATTTGTATTCCTCTAAGCTAGATTCTTGGAGTTTCCAAAACGCTTCTGATGTTCCACCTTCTTTAATGTATTTTCTTTCAGCTTCTTTTTGTTCTCTATCATAAGATATTTTCAAAGCAGCCAATTCTCCATCTCTTGATGTTTTTAATTTTTCTAACTTTCTGTTAAGTACTTTCTCATAAATCTCTAAATCCCTTTCATACCCCTTAGATAATCTTTCATTCATCTGTTGCGATCTACCTCCCGCATTATCCATTTCCGTAATTAAAAAAGCAAGACCCGCAACTAACAAAGATATTCCAGCAGTAGCAACAGCAGTAGCCGCAGAAATTTCAACTCCCATTACCGTTGCACTTTTACCCGCTAACTTTTCTGATGTCGATAAAAATAAATTACTTAAAGCGTTTTTATCAGTTGCTAATTTTGCCAATTCTTGAACACCTGTTAATACAGCCATTGCACTTTGAACTTTTAACAAGGTCTTTTCAAGGTCTTTGTTTTCATCACCCATTAATCCAATAGCCCCTTGAGTTACTGCTACCCCTGCTGCCAATCCTCTGAATCCTTCAACTACTGCATCAATCCTCTTGGTATCGCTTGACAATGCCTTAATCTTATCATTGACATCGCCTAAATGGTCGGTAAGTTCTGCTGCTCTCTTTGTGGCTTCAGATAATTGTTTTGCATCCAATCCACCACTTGCAATCTGTGTTTTTAATTCTTTTAACTCTTGTTTTAATGTCTTACCTTTTTTTGCAGTCTTTTCCATTTCCACTCCCATTTCCGCAAAATGTTCCGCAACTCCCTCTAATATTCCTGCTTGTATTTCGTTTTTAAGGTGCGACATTTCATCGCTAAAATTACCCGCTTCTTGAGTAGTCTTTTTAAGTGTGTTTAAATAACGTGCTTGTGATTGATTTATTTCATCAATCTTTCTTGCATCCTCATCGGTTATCTTTCCAAGTAGTTTAAGTTGGTCAACTGCTGGTTGTAATCCTGTGGTATCAGCAGTAAACTTTATAATGACATTTTCCACTATCTTTTATTAGCGGTGCTTTGTTTTAATTGTTGGCTTTTCGCTTCGTTTGCGAAAAAAAAGAAATCGTACAAATTTAATGTATTTATTTGATATGTAGGAGGTAAAAATTTCATTACAACTAACTTTAATCGTTCTCTTGATTCAATTCCTCTTCTAACAGAATCAATGAATGAGCCGTTGCTTGTAGCTTTTCTATCTGTTCCACTATTCTCAAATACGTTTGGGAAGTTTCTCCGTATTGACTTAAAAACGGAATCAATTTCCTCAAGGGTGCGTACAAAAAAAAACCATCACCGTATTTTTTCCAACTTTCAATCTTATGCTTATTGTATTCGTGGTCGTATCTCAATACGCTTTCCTTTTCATCTACAAAGGCAACAGAAGCAACCTTATAAATAATCTCTGGGCTTATAATGTATTTCAATCGTTCTTCAAATCGTGCTATCTCAATGAACATATTTTTTAAGTCTAAAGATTTACCATTCTTTACCTCAGTACATTTTTTCATTACTTCGATATGGTTTAGAATGTAATCTCTTGTAACTCCATTTTGAAGTTCCTCAAAAAATATTAAAGCATCCAATCCACGTTGGAATGGCATTGAATTTTTATCTTTAAATTCGTAGTATTTTACTTTATTACACTCGAATGCAAACTCTAAAGTAAATCCATCCTTTACAATTATATCAGAACTCGGTGCTAATTTCTGTAATTGCTTTTTTATCGCTCCAAACATTGTCTTTTTTTATTTGATATTGGTTTAATTTCTTGTAAACTTTTACTTCTGTTGATTCGTTTGCAAATCTATGATATTGGTTGTTGCCTTGACATCCACAAGAATGCCCTTGAGCAACAAATCCATTATTATTTAAGATTAGCAACCAATTCATTAATCTCGGTAAATTATTGAGGTTAATATTTTATTAAGCCCACTCAAAGCCATACAATAGGCAAACATCCAAAAGTAACCATAAGGTTGTCCATCGTAAACAAAGTAAGCCAAAGGGAATCCGTAAAGTAATATCATACATGGAGGGCAGTTATACAATGGTTTGGTTATCCAAAACCATTCATCACCAATCAACTTTTCAAATCGTTCTGTTATCGGCTTACAAATCATTCCTTCCCCTGCAAAGATGTTGTGAATACCAATTATTGCAAGTGAGTTAAAAAAAAGTAGCATAAAGACTTGAAATGCTTCAATCTTTGTGTTTAGAATCCATAGTTGTTCTTCCATTGTTTTGTTTATTTTGGTTTATATTTTTTTATGAGCAACAAGGCACATCTTCTGTTCTTATTGCTGCATCTATCAATACCTTAGTAAAGTTTAAAACTATTTGAGAATAATCGTTTTCGCAAAGTGTTAAAATAACTGGTGTGCATAAGTCAGTTAATTCAAATATCTGAACTATTATCTCTCCCGTTCCATCGTTCCAAAATCCACTCAACAATCCATCTTTAGACAATGATAGAGTGCCTCCTGCATTAGTTGTTATCCTTGTCTTTAAGACCATACCATTAGCAAAAGTAAACCTTACTTCATAAATTGTTGTTGCCTCTAAATCTAAGTTTAAGGCGATGAAATCAATACATCCCGGTACATCTTGTTTGTATGTTGCGTTGCAGTTTAATAGTGCCATATTTTATCTTTTTATTCCCCAAAAGTACAAATCTTGAGGATATTCTAATCGTGTTTTAAATTGATAAATTAAAAAGTCTTTTTCAAAGTTAAAGTTGCCAAAGAAATTTCCCTCAGTTAAATTCATGTAGTAATCTTCCCAATCTTCGGCTTTACTTGTAAATGGTGAATCGCTTGGAGATGTCCTTTTTGTTCCGTGTTCAGGTCTGCCAGTGGTGGCACAAGTAAATAAAAATAAACCTCCACTCTTTAATAGATTGTCGATTACATTTCTTACCGTTTCTCTCCAATGCTTATCATGTTCAAAGCATTCAGTAGAAATAACAACATCAAATTTGTGGTTCTCAGCAGGTTTAAATTCGTGTCCTTTGCAAACAATATCCACATTCTTGCCTTCACCAATATCAATGCCAGTGTAATCATAATTCTCAAATAAATAACGGTTGTTTCCATTAATATCTAAACTTCCAATATCTAATACGCTAACTCCTTTAAAGAAATCAGGCATAAATTCTTGAACTGATTTGCAAAAGTTGATTTGCTCTTGATGGGCCATTATTGATATTTTTCTATGTATATTCTGTTATCTTCAAATTGAATCATTCCGAACTCAGGAAGTCTTGTTGTGGTGCTTATATCACTTTCAATCTTGCATCCGTATAGCTTTTTGGCTTTGCCTTTAGCGTATTTGATTAGGTAGTCATCACCACAAGCTATCTTTAACTCAAATGGAATATCTACATAGTTAGATTTGTGTATGAACATTGCACATCCAAATCCATAAGGTCGTTCAACAACATCGGTAAGATTCATTGATACGGATTGTTTCAAGGCATAATTCTCAAAACACATACCAACTACTCCAACATCCTCTAATTTATCGTTTAAGAAATTAAATACATTTGTATCAATTAGGATGTCATCGTTAAGGATGGCAATGTTATCATTGTCGGCAAGTTTAACTCCATAATTCCAAGATTCATTTACAAATAAATTTTCAACCCTTTTATCAATATAAAGTTTGGTGTTGTAAATCAATAACTCTTTTTCTAACTCGCTTCTTTCATTTGAAATTATAGTTATATCATTCACCAACTCGCAATCTATTAGGGATTGAATTAATGGCTTTATCTTGTCAGATTTCCAAAGGGTAGGTATAATTACTGAAAACATATTTTAATTGTTGTTTGCAAACTTACTAATTTTTTTTAATCTCTAATCAAAAACTTTGAACAAAATGTATTACAAGCGTATCTAAAGGTATCTAAGGCATCGGATTGTTGGGCAGGGTCGTTTCTATCTGCCTTTTTAATTGAGCCATCAGGCAATACCGTAACATTCTCAAAGTCAAATTGCAATGGCTTAGTGTTGTCCTTATCCAATAAAACATTACCTCTACTCAATAGACTATTTACTAAAACTCGGTTATCTGCTAATCTTGGATTAACAACCGGCACCATCATTTGATTGTTTGATAAATTTAATTTGGCTCTAATTATCTTGTAGTAATTCATATTGTCTTGCACCATTGCAGAAGTTGATGAACCACTTGCATCGCCTGTAATCAAATAAAGTGTGTTTCCGTACTTTGTTTTAATCACATCGCATAACTCATAAATATCTGAATTAGCAAGTTTAATCGTTTCAATTACTCTTATCGTGTCAAAGGATGGAATTTGTAATACTGAGCAGGAAATAGGGTTTTTGTTAAAGTCAAAGGATAGTATTATCTCTAAGTTTTTTAGTATCTCAACTTTCTGCAAATGTTTATTAGGCTCAAAAGCATAAGCCCAAAGCATAGTATCTAAGGTAACATCCTCCGCCAGATACTCACAATTGAAATACATTGGATCAAGTGTTGCCTTTGCTGAATCTATCTCTTGAGCATCCATAAATGGGTTGTCGTATGTTGTAAATTTCCACCCCTGCCATTCGTGTAGATACTTTTCATCGGTTGACCTTTTGAACAACTCTTTGAAATATGTCTTACCAAATTGCGGAGTAGATAAAAACCAACAATCACCAATGTAATCTGTTAGGGTTGCTCGGATTGTTCCGTTCCAAGCTGTTTTTAACTTTTTAGCTTTTTCGCACTCATCAATAACTACTCGTTTATATTTTCTTCCTCTACCAGAGTCGGGTTCGTCTAATGACCACATATCAATAACACCTCCCGTAATTAATCGGATTTGTTTTAACTGTTCATTCTTCTGCTTGATGGCATCGCCAAGTATTTTGACAATGTCAATCCAAAAGTCGTTAAGGTCTTTGTATGTAGGGCAAAAATAAGCTACTGGGAATCCATCCAATGCAGGTTCAATAATTAGTTCTTTGGCTATGGATGTTTTTCCAAATCTGCGGCCACATTTCAAAACATTGAATCGCCTTTTTGTTTGCATTATCAACTCTTGGTTGATATGCCTTTTTTGGAGTTTTACGATTATCTCACTCACGAACAACTTTTATAAGTAAATCACTTTTACTTTCAATGTCTGCTTTAATGTCTGTTGGAATTAGCTTGGCAGCAATCTTATAAAATTCAGTTGTGTTGTTTCTTCCCCAAATTAATAAATTTGCTTTTGGGTCTGCTTGTAGCTTTTCAAATACATCAAAAACTACTTCTTTAACTGATTTAGTTATTTTGTTTTTTGCTCCTTTCGGTTTTCCCGAATTGCCTTTCTCAAATTTTGCCATTCGTATTTAATCGTATTTATCGGCTATTGCCATGCTGCAAATATACAAATTATTTAATTGTCAAACGTAAATAGTAATCTTCTGCTGCTCCTTTGGTTATATCTTCTAATCTTGGACTTGCATCAATGTAGGTGTTTATTATCTGCATTCTTTCTAATTCAAGTGCTTTTTTAAACTCTAAGCGACTTTCTTCGGTAAGGTGATAGTTTTCTTCCATGTAGTCTATCAAAGTTTGTACTGCGGTTTTATTTGTCATTATTTTAAGTTTTATTTGTTTCCCAAACTTTTAGAATTTCTTTTGCCTTAGCCCTAAAGATTGCAATCTTGGAATTTGGCACTCGGATAAGTACGGGAGTTGTTGGCTCACCGTATTTGAATTTAGGGCCAGCGTTTAACCTTGTGCCGCCTCTTTGTTTTTTAGTTAAGGATGTCATAGCACATTCCATTATTAAGATTTACAATATACTTTTTGCCATTAACTGAGGTGTTTATTTGATGGTTTTTTTTCATTCCATCAATTGTTAACTTTCCACTACCTAATCTGTAAGTAGAGTTGTCAATCATTGTGATTGTTGTTCTGTTGTAAGTGTGATTTGAGTTCATAGTTTTTTTTTATTGTTAATTATTACCAAGATATTGATTTGTAAGCATCTTTTTTTCTCATGTCTTCAAAGTCATTTTTGTCCATGTTGAAGTATTCGCTTTTTTTGTAATCTTCTACATTGATGAAGTTAGCTTTGTTTAATTTTTTTGATTTAGCAGGAGCAGCTACTGCTTGTACACCAAAGTCGCTACCATCTTCATTTTTTAATTTGGCAAATTTTATAATCATTACTTTTGTTGTGCCATTGAAGTCAACTGTTACATTGTTGGCATCTTGACTGATTACTTGGCCTTCTCCTAATGTTGGGTGTGTTACTTTCATAGTTTCTTTTTTTATAATTGTTAATTGTTGAGTGCAAAAATACATCTATTATTTATATCTGCAATACGTATTCAAAAATATTTTGCTTATTTTTTATAACTTGCTGAAAATCAAATCTATTATTTTTGTTTTGTCGTTAAAAGGCATCGTTGCCAATATCTGTAAATTCATTCTTTGGGATAAAGTCCCAATTATCTTTTTTGTTTATTGGTGTGTCAAATGCTCCGTTGGGCTTTATTGGGCTTGAAGGTAGTTCAAATGCTTCTACTTGTTTCTTTTCGCCTAATATCCAATTGGTATTGTCGGGAATAAATGTATAATATCTGCCATTAATAAAATGCCATCCCAATGAACACATTGTGCCTGACTGCCCCCAGTGTTTAAACTTTACTTTTTGTATGTATATTTCTGTTTTCTTTGAGTCATAGTTGCGATATACGGTTAATCCGTTGTGAGTTTTATTGAAGAAGTTTGCAGATCCATTTATGTTGTAAAGGTTTGGCACTTCAAATAATCCCGTTTTTTTATCTTTCATTATTTTTGTCGGGTGAGCAACAAGAAAACAATGTACCATATTTCTTTCGCAAAATGTTGCCAATATATCCAATTGTTTTGAAACATAGTGTGTTGAATCTTCATTGTGTTCTAACTTATTCCAAGCATCAATTACAAAGGCATTTACTCCGTATTTTCTAATTAAACTTTTTACCATCCGCAAAATATCCTCAAGTTTAAAATCATTTTCGGGTTTTATAAAAAAGAAGTTTTTTGAAAAGTAATCTTTGGCTAAGTCTAACTCCATTTTATTCATTTTGTAATTTCCATCAAATGCTTTGCCTATTAATTTCTCAGCAAACTTGCTAAAGTGAAGTTCTAAAGGATAGTTTTCAGGGCTAAATAAACCAAACTTCCAACCAGCACGAATGTTTAACGATGCACAAATAAAATCTAATACTTCAGATTTACCATGATTTGGGATGCCTGTAATTGTTGTGATGTATCCTAAATGAAATTTAAGGTTTTCATCAAATGTTTCTAAGCCTATTGTTTCGCCTTGTGGCAATCCGTTGTTGTAGTAATTATCTATCTCTTCGTTTAAGTCTGTGGAGGTAAATATGCCGACTAAAGGATATTCAATTTTATTGTTTATGCTTTCCAATACTCCATCCATTCCATACTTAACCAAGCATTCATTTGCATCTTTGCAATCTTTGAACGCTACCTTTGAGCAATTTTCAACCCCTAATCTTCTGGCAAATTCATCTCTTAAACTATTTCCAGCTTGGTCATTATCTAATGCCAATATAAACCTTGTATCTTCATCAAATAGGTCTATGCAATTGTCTAAGTAAGTAAGATTGTTTCTGCCAATTGTAGCACCATTTGGAACGCTAATAACATTTTCAATCCCACATTCAATTAAAGTTAAGCAATCAATTTCACCCTCAACAATTATTATTTCTTTTTGGTCTTTTACTGCATCCAAGTTGTAAAATATTAGTTCAGCATCTTTTGCTAACTTAAATTGTTTGTTGCCAGTGCGATATTTTACGTTTATCAATTCACCATCTCTAAAGTAGTTAAATTGTACGGTGTTGATGTTTCCGTTTGTTTGTGGCATCCACTCTAACCCCTCTGTAATCTTTGCCTTTAATAATGTTTTTTGACTAATCTTTCTGCCCTCAAACCACTTAACCAACTTTTCAGATAAAGTAGTTTCATTTTTCCAAATTGGTCGCTTATATTCAATCCTTTGGTAGTTGTTTTCTATTTTGTCCAACTTTTTGTAAAATGCCTTACCACAATGTGAGCAACTTCCTACTTCTTTGGTTGCGTTGTAGCTGAAGCATTTATCTTTTGACTTTTTACGTTCGTGAGAACACGCTGGGCAAGTCTGTTTATTTTCGCCACCTTTGGAAATATCAATTAGATATTCACGCTTTGATTCCTTTTCTATTACTGCTATTGTCATAATTAATATACCATTGGGCGTTTAACTTCTGTTGGTGGTGGATTTTCAATTCTTTCTTTATTCAACCATTTCTTTGCAGTCAAATACAAACTTTTATATTTTGTATTGCCTTTGTAGTTTTCTATTGATTCTAATATTTCATCAATTTGAATTTGAGTATATCCCAATTGTTTTAATTTTTCTACTTCTTCAATTGTAATTGATAAGGCAGAAAATGACTTGTATATTTGTTTATTGGTTATATTGTTTATTGGTTTATCTATACTACTATTGCTTTGCCCTATGGTTTCTGTTTGCTTTGCCCTATGGTTTATGATTGCTTTATCCAGTGCTTTGCCGTTTTTTGGCAAATCACTTATTAAGCTAATTATGTTAGAACTATACTGATTTTGGCTTTTTTGTATTAAATTAAAAAATCCCCAATCAACTAAATCATTAAAATATCTAATGTAGGTTTGATGCTTTTTTATTCCAATTGCATCCATTGCCATTTGAGTAGGAAATCCAAATTTGTTTCTCCATCCTAAACGATTACAATGTTCAATTGCAAAGAAATAGATTGCACTATGATTTGGACTTATCTTTTCAGGATTTTCAAAACACCAATTAAAGAAGTTTCTGCTGAGTGTATAACTATCCATTTTATAATAATTTGCGTACCATTTTAATTAATTCAGATAGTTTTTTATTAGCATCTTCTAATTCATCAATTGACATTAAATGGTCGCTAATTTTACATTCTTCGTCTGTAAAAATCAAATTTTTACCAGTTGTTAACTCTATTTTTGCTTCTATTTTAGCATCATCGTTAACATAAATATTTATTACTCTCATTATATTTAAAAAAAATACCCCCAAGTTGCTGAAAGTTCCGCCCGATTACTCGGCTTCCAACCCCTTGAGGGTACGATTGTGTTATGTATGAATCATTGGCGGAATCAATGATATAACTTCTAATTTTTAAGAACGATTTTGCAAGATTACGGATTATTTTTTTAATCTGCAAATGAATTTACTTTTGTTTTTCTCATCGCAAAAAATCCCTTCAACTCAGGATGTTCACTTTCGTACAACCTCGCATAATATGGAGTGTAGTTATTGTTTACCTTAAATCCATCCTTTTTAATTTCATCGTGCTTTGTGAACCTCACAATGTGCAATACTCCATCGGATGAATACTTCTTGAATCCTCTGTTTATAAGCTGAGCAATTACTCCTTTGTAATACTCGTAAACCTTTGGATATTTGGCGTGATACTCAATAAATTTTTGTGGGTAGGTTTCCATAATTAATAATTAATTGTTTGTTGTTCTTCTGGATTAGGTAAAGTAATGTTTAAAAAGTCTTTGGCCCAAGTAATAAGGTTATCAATAAAATCAATAAATTCAGATTTGGTTAAGGTAGCAGTTGATCCAATCTTGTCATAAGGCTCAACTTTTTCAATGTCGTGAATTTCGCCAGTGCTAACATCAACATAAATTCCATCCTCCAAAGCTAAGATTACTGATTTGCCATTTACAATGGATATAAAGCGTTTTAATTTAAGAAACTTATATTTTACAAGTTCGTGCATTTCGTCTTTACTATGGCCCAATTCTTGGCTCAAAATGTCGATATAAACCCAATATAACTTATTCTGTTGCAAACTTCTTGAACTTCTTTGCTTTTCGATTGTAATAACTACTCTTTTACCCTCCAAGTGTGCTAATTCTTGGAGGATGTTTTGAGTTGTGTTTTTTTGCAACTTGCCATCTTTGACCGTGCTGAAGAAAGTTGATTTCATTTAGTTTTCTTCGATGTCTTTAATATCTAAATTGTCGAACTTGGCAATTGCAACTGCCTTATCCAGTTCATACCTAAGTATGTTATTAGATTGCTTTAAAAGGTTGGATTGTGCCTTAGCTTCTTCAACGCTAATTGCTTTTGACTTTAACAACATCATTGTGTTGAAAGCGTGTTTTAATAATTCTTTTGAATTTGTTTTTTTTGTGGTTTCCATAATTTTGGTTTTTAATTGTTTATTTGTTTTTGTATTTTTTCTAAAATTGAATCAATTGATTTTACTACTTCTTTTTTTGATGGATTAAAAACTATATTTTGTGATTGCAATTCTTCAACTTTTGCAATTAAATATTCTAAACCAATACTACTTAAATATTCTTTAAACTTTTTAGCATTGTTAAAAAATAAATCGTTTTCTCTCCATTCCATAGCATCAAACAAATTTACTTTACTCATTATAGAATATTTTTTTCCAGCATTATTGTAGTAAATATAATTTACCTCGTGAACTATATCCTTAAAAACAATATCTCTAAGTCTTAATTCTTTTAAATCATTATCCATATCGGTAACTTTATTAAAATCATCAATTCTTTTCTTGGTTTTTAACAATCCTATTTTATTTAATATGTCAACAATATCATCATATTTATTTTCTCCAAAATAACATTTAGGCATTGTAATTAAATAAAAATCACCTTGAGAATAAAAAACTATTTGCTCTAAATTATGTTCACATTTCCATATTGAATCATTGTTTGATTCCATTAAACATATTTTAGTATGTTCTTTCAGATGCCAGTGTTTCATTACTTGATTTGAATGTTTTGATTTACTTGCAATCTTGCACCGATAACTACCTCGCCTTTCTTGATGGCTTCTTTGATTGCAGTTTTGTCAATTGTGTAAGTCGTTTTTTCCTTTAAGAATTGTGCAGGTATCTCAGCTTCATTATCAATTTCAACTGATTCACTTTTGCGGAAGCTAATCTTTAAGGTCGGAGTTTCTAACTTCTGTATCTGATACAATTGCATTGCCTGAGATACGGTTGTTTCCAATCGTTCAATAGTTTTCAATCTCGCCTTTTTAAGTTCGCCCAATCGCTTTATTTCGGCATCAATAATTGATACATCGGATTCCATTTGCTTAACAACAAATCCGTATCCTCTTGCTTTTTGTTCTAACTGCTCTTGGTTGATTGTAAGTTGCAATTCAAGTTCGGGAGAACATTCTCCTCCCGATTCGATTAGTTGATTTGCAAGTTCTAAATACTCTTTTTCTATCTGATAAATATTAAGGTTGCTCATAAGATTAAAATGGTAAGTCATTAACTTGGTTACTTGTATGTTCTTCAAAATCACTTGGCATCTCAGTATGGCTTGGATTCATTATTGCCACATATTCCAAAGATGTCATCATTTTGCTTTTAATAAACTCAGTCAATGAGTTAAATTG